CTCCTCGGCCGTTCGGACACGGAGAACCTCAGCCAAGACGGTCTCCAATACAGCAAGGGGGACCAGGACATGCACGTTCTGGCCCCTCTGGCGAAGGCTTCGATCACGCGGCTATCGTGGATGCGAACCCGCACCATCGAACCCCTGACGCCGACACAGGCTCTCCTACTCCGTAGGAAGACCACCCCGGAGACCATCGGTCTGATGGATCACGACGAGGACGAGACTGGTGGAAGTGGGTGGACGCCGCTATGAGCACGTCCGCCACCTTCCGCCCCACTACTTACGTAACCGTTCTCCGCACCTCGCCGGAGACCCTTACGGATGAGTACGGCGACGAGACGGACAACGAAACCGTTGCCTCGACTCGTAACCCGTTCTCCATCATCATGCAGTCCAAGCGGCAGTTCCTGCCCTCGGAGAATCGCACCACCATCGTCCAGACCATTCTCGGGCGGTGTCGAGCCAACGTGGACGTAAAGGAAACGGACAGGCTCAAGGACGAGCGTACGGGATTCGTTTACATGATCGAATCCATCGTCCACCCCCAAGACCCGATGGGCGCCGCGGCCAAGAGCTTCATCCTGCGGAGAGTCCAGACCGACAACCTCTAAGCCGACGTAAAGGAGGCGAGGACATGGCCGACACTGCTGGCCGCATTACCGTACGACTAGATCCCGCCCTCCGCGTGGAGCTAGACGAGGCCATCCAGCCCATTCTGGATCAGGTGGCCGCTGAGGTTGAGCAGGACATTAAGCGTAATGCCCCTGTGGACTCCGGCGAACTGGTTCGATCCGTTCGCCGTCGAGGCAACATCATTACCATCTCTGCTCCCCACTGGCACTTCGTGGAGTACGGCACGGAGCCTCACATCATCCGGCCCCGAACCAAACAGGCTCTGTGGTGGCCTGGAGCTCGCCACCCGGTCAAGATGGTTCGTCACCCGGGAACTCAGGCGCAGCCATTCATCCGTCCCGCGGCCTTGCGTCAGAGGCGTCTCCGCGGCATCACCGTGTCGGTAGGGTGATCATCATGGCACATCTCCCCACCAACGAACTCGTGGGCGTCCACTGGATCAAGGCCGTCGAGGGTATCCCTGAGAACTCGGTGGCCTCGAAGCTGCCGGCAGACGCCAGCACGTGGGAAGCCAAGGGCTTTGTCCAGGTGCAACTGGCCTCGGGAAACCCAGACGTCTACACCCCCCAGCGCCAGCCGGTCTTCCAGATCAACTGTTGGGCCGCGAAGCCGAACTCCGAGAAGCCGCCGTGGGGCAAGGCCAACGACCTGGCTGAACTCATCGTGAACGCCACCTGGGATAAGCGGTACTGGGGCCATCTGGTTCTGCCGGCGACTCACGACGATGCCCGCGTGCTGGGCTCAAAGGCCCTGACCGAGCCGCGACGGGTCCTCGGTGATGAGGCACGGTTCGCCTGTTACACCTTCGACCTCCAGCTATTCTGGGTAAGGAAGCCATGACTACCGACCAAGAGGCCATAAAGCTCCCCAAGGGGCAACTGTACGGCCTGTGGGGCGGGAAGACGGGGCAGTTCCTCACTCAGGGTGGACGAGTCATCTTCCACACCAGCCGCGAGGAGATGGAGTTCCTGTTCCCAGGGACCCCCGTCAAGCCCGTCGGCATCAACCCGCTGGAGGGCATCCCGCTCCAGTACGTACGCGGGATGGAAGCCGTTCAGTTCCCACTAGACAGGGGTGAGTTCCGTGCCTGACATCCGGACCACTTTCCAGCCCGGCACCGTCGTCACCGTGGGTGACGCGGAGTACCTCGACCTCAAGCGTCAGGGTCTCGTCCGGGAAGTCGTCACCAACAAGCCGGCACAGGTCAAGGCTGAGCCCAAGACCAAGACCCCGCCCGCCGGCGACGACCAGAAGACCAAGTAAGCCCGCGCCAGAGGAGGCACAACCATGGGCGTCACCGTCACCAACCTCACCCTCGGCCCGGGTGAGATGTTCCACGGGAAGCTCGGAGCAACCGAGCCGACCGACACCGAGATCACCAAGGACATGACCGAGGTCACCTCGGCTACCGAGTGGACCGACATGGGCGGCACTCAGGGTGGTATCACCCTGGAGCTGAACCAGGAGTACACGGAGCTGGAGGTCGACCAGGTGGTCGACATCCCCGGCCGCCGGCTCACCAAGCGAGAGTTCAAGCTGAACACGAACCTCGCCGAGCCCACGCTGGAAAACTACCAGCTCGCCAGCAACGGCGGCGAGATCACCGAGGACGTGGGCTTCCGCACCTACGAGCCGTCCATGGACGACTCCGGTGACACCCCGACCTACGCCGCGCTGGTGTTCGACGGCTACGGCCCGAACAGCCTGAAGCGTCGGGTCATCGCCCGTCGGGTCCTCAACGTCGCCTCGGTCGGCCAGGAGTACATGAAGGACAGCCAGACGCTGTTCCCCGTGGAGTTCTCCTGCCACTACGTGTCCAAGAGCGTCCGCCCGTTCCGCTACGTGGACGAGGCCGAGACCGTCCCCGCCGGCTAACACCCCCTCACCAGCTCAGGCTGGTGTGGATCGCAAGACCCCGGGGCCGAGAGTTCTCCCGTGTTCGCTCGGCCCCGGTCCGTACCACACCCATCCAGTCGCCCGTAAACGGTGACCGCACTTAGGAGACCCTGCCATGTCGGTAAACGACCAGGACATCATCAAGCTCCCGTCCACCCGCACCGCGGAGGGCGAAGAGGTCGAGGTTCCCATGGAGCCCCTCTTCGAACTGGACGACGACATCTACCAGATCCCCGCACGCCCCTCCGCGGGCATGGCGCTGGGCTACCTGGAGCGTCAGACGGAGCAGGGTCCCGACGCGGCCATCCACTGGATGATGACCGAGATGCTGGGCCACGAGGGCTATGACGCCCTCAAGAACCACCCGAGCCTGGACCGCGAGGTCCTGGACGCGATCATCGCCCGGGTGGAGAAGAAGGTCCTCGGCGGCATGGAGGGAAAGCGCCCTTCTGGCAAGAGCCGTCACCGCGTCTCCAAGAAGTAGTCTGGGTCCTCAGCTACCTTGAGGACATCCAGAGCGACCTGTCGGTATTCCATCGGATCGACGAGATGGAAGACATGACAGCAGAGCGCTTCTTTTCGTTTGCCGATCGCCTAGTGGCCTATAAGGGCGCGATCAGGATGAGTGCTGAGAGAGGCAGTAATGAGACTACCTCTCGACCGGAACGAACCCCTAACGCGTCCTCGCAGGCTTCTCCGAGCGAATCCGGCGAGAAGAAATACTTCCGGGACATCAAGCACAACCCCGAGCTAGCCCAGTATTTCGATTAAGGAGGGAAGATGGCAGTCCGTGTAGCGGAAGGCGTTGTCGCCATCTCCGCGGAGGTAAACGAGAGTTCCGTCCGCCGGGCGTCACAACAGGCCGGACAGCGGGCTGGCGACTCCTTCTCTCGTTCCTTCACCCGAGCAACCGACAACGGTATGGACGAGGGCCGCTTCCGCCGCATCGGCGGAGACGCGGGCGAAGGGCTGGTCCGAGGCGCCGACGGCCGCCTCAGGGACGCTCGGGGCCGCTTCCGTCGAGCCGGTCAGCACGCTGGAGACTCGTTCTCCGACGGCATGAGCCGGTCCGGCGAGCAGGGCATGAGTCAGGCCTCTGGCAAGATGGGCAAGGTCCTCGCGGCTGGTGCCGCGTTCGCCGCTGCGGGTGCAGCCGTGGGGGCCGTGTTCGTCGCCGGCTTCGTGAAAGCCATGGAGCAGGAGGACACCACCGCTCTGCTGAGTGCACGCGTGGGAGCGTTTGGCGGCGACTCTAAGCGCCTCGGCAAGGTCGCCGGCTCCCTGTACGCCTCCGGCTACGGAGAGAGCTTCGAGGAGGTCACCCAGAGCCTCAAGGGTGCCCTCCACAACATCGGCGGCCTGGGCGACGTGAGTAACGCGGAGCTCAAGGAGATCGGCAAAAACGCCCTAACGGTCTCCAAGGTTCTCGACGAGGACGTGGGCGCGACCACCCGCGCCGTCGGCAAGATGCTCAAGACGGGTCTGGCGAAGA